AGTAGAAACACCTATAAAACGTAAAAAATAAGTAATAATATTAGTATAACAATCTAATCTAATATTATGAAAAATTTATTTTTAGTACTATCATTTATTTTAATTTCAGTATCAACGTATAGCCAAGACGATTTCAGTGGCTGGTGGCAAAGTAAAACTTCTAAATACATCACAATGATCTACACTGGTAGTTATGGTGTATCAGCAGTTGTCAACTACAGTCCAAGTACTGATAATACAATACATGAAGAGATAATTGAAAGAAACAAAAAAACATTTGTAACACGCTTGTTTAATCCAGCTAATGGTTACCTTGTAAAAGTAAAATATAAATTAAAAGACAAAAATAATTTAATCTGTAAGTTTAGTGGTGATTTAAATAAAACCATACATCTTACTAGATACAAAGTAAATTTAAAAGATAAACTAAAAAAATAATTAAAATGCCGTATAAAAAATCCCCTATGAAGAAATCATCTTGCATTAAGATGTACGATAAAAAAGGTAAACCATCAGGATTAATGATGGAAGGTTCTGCTATGTACATGGAGGCTGGATCACCAGCTAAACAAATGGACGAAAGGTCAGGTGAAAGAGATGAGTTTGGAAATATTATTCCTGAAGGTTTCACAAGCGATGCACCTGAAGTTACAGGCACAAGAATATTATCTGACAGAAATATAGCTGAAAGAACATCTTACCACCCAAAGCGACCGGAAGAATTAAAAGCAGCGCAACTGACTGCAAGGAAAAGACTTGCTGATAATGAGTATAGTGAAAGCGAAAAACAAGCTTTTAACAAAGACCTTAAGCAATCAGGATACGTGTGGGAACAATAACATAGGTATAGATGAAGAAACTTTTAAGTCTTTTATCAGGCGGTATAATTAAAGACGTAGGTAATGTAATCGATAAGCTTACAACTACAGATGAAGAGAGATTAGCTGCTAAGCAAAAGATCCAAGAGTTATTAGAAAAAGCAGATCAAGACGCACAAGCGCAAGTTACTGAAAGATGGAAAATGGATATGCAATCAGATTCATTTTTATCTAAAAACATTCGGCCACTTGTACTTGTGTATCTTACATCTATATTTACTATTCTAGCTTTTGCTGATGGTAACGTAGGTGGATTTGTAGTAGCAGAAGATTATATCCCAATTTTTCAATCACTATTAATAACGGTATACGGCGCGTACTTCGTAGGTAGAACTTGGGAAAAATCAAAGAAATCAAGTGATAATAAGTAAGTTAAACAATTAAATCAAATCAAATGTCAAACATGATTACAGCTGAAGAGCTTAAAACTATTAAAGAACAACAAACAGAACTAGGTGGTATCATCAATCAAATCGGTCAATTAGAAACTACCAAGCACGCTTTGCTGCATAAGATCGCTGGTGTTAATGAAGGTATTGAAGAAACCAAAAAGCAACTAGAAGATAAGTACGGATCTATTAGTATTAACCTTGAAGACGGTAGTTATGAAGAGGTTGAATCTGAAGATGCTAAAGAACTTTCAGTTGTAAAAGGAGAGGATTAATGAGTACTGTTATAAGGAAAATTAGTATTGGTTCTGATTACAAGAACGAAGCTATGCACTATGCTGTAGGTCAGCAGGTGTATGGTGGACATGAGATCTCTCATATAATGTTCGAAGAACCTGACGCTTCTTATAACATATTCATAAAGAAAAACAACGAGGTATTGCCATGGAAGAAGTTTAATTCTAACATGGCTATATCTGTTGAATATGATTTAGAATATTAATGAAAAGCGTTTTTGATTTTATAGTTATGCCAGAAGGAAACAGGTATAGCAATGAAGTTGATATAGATGGTAACAAGCTTGTAGTTAATTCTAGTATAGAAAACTTTAAGTTAATAAATAGAAAAGCAACAGTGCTTACAGTACCTACTGCCTTTACAACACCAATACAAGAAGGTGATGAAGTTATTATACACCATAATGTATTTAGAAGATATTACAATCAAGCCGGCAAAGAAGTAGACAGCAGTAAAACATTTGGTGATAATAAATACCTTTGTCAGTACGATCAAATATATCTTTATAAACGTATGGTTAAATGGTTATCAGTAGGTGAACATTGTTTTATTATACCAATTGAAAATAACGATAAATGGTCGCAAGAGCCAGAACAAAAAAATAAGGGTGTAGTAAAAATAGGAAATAAAACTTTAACGTCACTAGGTATCAACGAAGGTGACTTAGTTGGTTTTAAATCTAATAGAGAGTTTGAGTTTATTATAGATAAACAAAGACTATATTGTATGCAATCAAATGATATTTTAGTTAAGTATGAGTTCAAAGGAAACGAGAAGGAATATAATCCGAGCTGGGCAAAAAGCAGTTAACGAGCTTATTAAGGTAGCTGAGGAAAAGATCATCACTAATACTGAAGATGATGTTTCTGCAGATAGACTTAAGAATGCAGCTGCTACTAAAAAGCTAGCTATATTCGATGCTTTTGAAATACTATCTAGAATAGACGAAGAAAAAAATATGCTTGAAGATAAACCTGGAGAAACTAAAGAAAAAAGTTTTAAAGGTTTTGCTGAGGGTAGATCAAGGTAATGTACGAGCAATCTTTAGTTAAAGTAATAAAAGACCATATAAAGCCTAATATTATTAAAAAAAATAATAGGTATAAAAAATGGGAGTATGGTTATGATGTTGAAAACGACATTATAATTATAAGTAAAGATGGTACTATAGGTGATATTATTGAAATACAAAACTTAAGAATAGCACTACCATTGTTACCGGAAAACATTTACAGTTCTTCTAAGAAAACAGAAGAGCAAGTGTGGGTTAAAGAAGAATACCCTAAAGCTTTATCTAAAATAAAAAGTGTATTTGATTGGGAGCGTTACCCATCTAACTTTAAAGAGCAATGGTATGATTATATTGATACAGAGTTTAAAAGACGTGATGAAGGTTTCTGGTTCTACAACAAGGGTGTTCCTACTTATATCACTGGCACTCATTACATGTACTTGCAGTGGAGTAAAATTGATGTTGGCGCAGCCGATTACAGAGAGTCAAATAGGCTTTTCTTTATATTCTGGGAAGCGTGTAAAGCCGACCAGCGTTGTTATGGAATGGCCTACCTTAAGAACAGACGCTCTGGTTTTTCATTCATGGCATCAGGCGAAACTGTTAACATGGCAACAATATCATCTGATTCACGGTTCGGCATATTGTCCAAATCTGGGGCTGACGCTAAAAAGATGTTTACCGATAAGGTTGTACCAATATCCCTTAACTACCCGTTCTTCTTCAAGCCAATACAAGACGGTATGGACCGCCCAAAAACAGAGCTTGCCTACAGAGTACCAGCGTCGAAGCTTACCAGAAAAAAACTTGATCAAGGTGAAGCACCACAGGAGATCGACGGTCTCGACACCACGATCGACTGGAAGAACACAGGGGACAACTCGTACGATGGTGAAAAGCTCAAGCTCCTTGTACACGACGAATCGGGCAAATGGGAGAGGCCAGACAACATCCTCAATAACTGGCGAGTCACGAAGACTACGTTAAGGTTAGGTAGTAAAATTGTAGGTAAATGTTTAATGGGATCTACAAGTAACGCTTTAGATAAGGGTGGTGAAAACTTTAAAAAATTATACTATGCTTCAGACGTTACAAAGAGAAACCGCAATGGACAGACTAGCTCAGGATTATATTCTTTGTTCATACCTATGGAATGGAACTACGAAGGATTCATTGATGCTTATGGACTACCTGTATTCGAAACGCCAAAAGACGCGGTTAAAGACCCACAGGGTGAATTAATAACAACAGGTGTTATAGAACATTGGGAAAATGAAGTTGATGGTCTTAAAGATGATCAGGACGGTTTAAACGAATATTACCGTCAGTTTCCAAGAACAGAAAAGCACGCGTTTAGAGATGAAGCAAAATTATCTTTATTTAATCTAACTAAATTATATGAACAGATAGATTACAATGAAGATGTTAAAAATAAAGTTTTAGTTACACAAGGTAACTTTCAATGGGCTGGTGGCGTTAAAGATACTACAGTTAATTTTTATCCTGAAAAAAATGGTAGATTTCTTGTTTCTTGGATTCCAGCTGCAAATCTGCAGAATCGTGTAATAATAAAAAATGGAGTTAAATATCCTGGCAATGAACATATCGGTGCTTTTGGTTGTGACTCTTATGATATATCAGGAACTGTAGATAAGCAGGGATCCAAAGGATCTTTACACGGTCTAACTAAGTTCAGCATGGAAGACGCTCCGTTTAATATGTTTTTCTTAGAATATATATCAAGACCACCAACAGCAGAAATATTCTTTGAAGATGTACTTATGGCATTACATTTTTATGGTATGCCTATACTAGCAGAGAATAACAAACCAAGATTACTGTACTATTTAAAGCGTAGAGGTTATAGGAGGTTTTCTATAAATAGACCTGATAAACTTTACAACAAGCTTTCGGTTACAGAAAGAGAGATAGGTGGAATACCTAACTCATCAGAAGATATTAAGCAAGCACACGCTGCCGCTATTGAATCTTACATAGAAGATTATGTAGGTTTAAAAGAAAATGAATATGGAGATATGTATTTTCAAAGAACACTAGAGGATTGGGCTAAGTTCAATATAAACAATAGAACAAAGTTTGATGCAACAATAAGTTCAGGGTTAGCTATAATGGCTTGCAATAAAAACAAATATACTCCAGTTCAATTAGTAAAAAAAGATCCAGTTAGTTTAAGCTTCGGCAAGTACGACAATACAGGTCATACATCAAAAATAATAAAATAGATGATTTACACTAATGTTAATAGTTCGTTTCCAAGTCAGGTGGTACCAGACGCAGAAAAGAATACTTTAGACTACGGTTATCAAGTTGGTAGAGCCATTGAAAATGAATGGTTCAGAGGTGATCGTGGCTTAGGAGCTGGTGGTCGTTTTGGTAACAATTGGCAAGATTTCCACAGATTAAGGTTGTACGCTAGAGGCGAACAGTCAGTCGCTAAATACAAAGATGAATTATCTATTAACGGTGATTTATCTTATTTAAATTTAGACTGGAAACCAGTAGCTGTTTTATCTAAGTTTGTAGATATTGTTGTTAACGGTATGACTGATAAGGGTTATGAAATAAAATCATTTGCATCTGATCCTTACGCTATTAAAAAAAGAACTAATTTTGCTAATAGAGCTTTAAGAGATATTAGGCAAAAAGAAAAAA